CGGTCGGTCGGGCAAGGGACGGAGCGACGGTGGCGGTAACGGGAGCTGACGTTATCGCCGCCGGCGGCGGTCGGTTCGACGACGAGGCGCTGGCGGACGAGAAGGTCGCGCAGGTGTGGGCCGCGGTGCGGTCCTACTGCGGGTGGCACATCTCGCCGGTGGTGCGCGGCGTCGAGCTGACCGTCGACGGCTCCGGGTGTCGGGACCTACAGATCCCGACGCTGCGTCTGCTCGACGTGCTCTCGGTCCGGGAAGAGGGCGCCGCGCTCGACTCGTCGCGCTACATGTGGTCGGAGGACGGCACGCTGCGCAAGCGCGTCGGCTGCTGGTCGAGCGAGTGGCGCGGCGTCGAGGTGGTCGTCGATCACGGGATCGAGTCGGTTCCGGACGTCGACGGCGTCGTTCTCGAGGTCGCGGCGCGGGCGATGATCGCTCCGGCCGGACAGATCGGGCTGCGCGTCGGGCAGGTAGACGAGCGGTTCGCGTCGTCGGTCGGCGGGTTCGCTTTCCTCGCAACGGATTACGCGAAGCTCGACCCGTACCTGATTCCGGGAAGTGGGTAGCTGTGGCGTACAACGCGGAGATAGTCATTCTCCGGCCGCGCGAGCGGCAGGACCGTTACTCGTCGGACGCGAAGTCGCTCGACTATTCGGATCCGGTCGTGATCCCGGTCGAGAAGCGCGTCGATCTGCAACCGGTGTCCACCCGCGAGGTGAACGGCGCCGGCGGATACACGGTCGCGTCGGGCTGGCAGCTCATCTCGCAGACGGGCGTCTCGCTCGATCTGCGGTCAACGGACCGGGTTCGGCACGGTGCGCGGGTGTTCTCGGTCGTGGGCGACGTGTTCGCGCAGCCTCATCCGATCCGGCCCGACATGGTCCATCACGTCGAGGCGACGCTCGAGCTGGTGACGTCGTGAGGCTCACGCAGAAACAGGTCGACCAGATCATGCGTCTACCGATGGTCCGCGACCGGCTGGCGGAGAAGGGGCGCAGCGTCGCCCGTCGCGCGCAGTCACACACGGAGGATCTGGACGGCGAGGCGACGATCACGGTCGAGTCGGGGATCCGTCCGGGCGGTCGTGCGTTCACCAACGTCGAGAGCGATTCGGCGGAAGAGGAACACGGCTCGGAACGCAAGAGACGACGCCGCGCTCTCGGGCGCGCTATCAGGGAGGTGTGAGCGATGCTCATTCGGTATTCGATCCACAAGTCCGCGAGCATGGTCGGGTCGGAGGAGGACGTCGACGACGATCGCGCCGCTCGGCTGATCGCGGCCGGTCACGCGACGCCGGCGGCGTCCGGTGCTCGCGCCGGCCGCTCCGCGGTTCGCGCTGCGGCGGTGTCGTCCTCGGGTGGCGTCGGCGAGACGGACGCCGGCAACGCGACCGCGAGCGACTAGGGGCGCCGGCCGTGGACGTGGAGGCGGCGCTCGTCGCTGCGCTGGGCGCTGCGGGGTTCCGCGTGTATGCCGGCGATCTGCCTCCGCATTTCGAGCAGTCGCTACCGGTGGTGCGGGTGACGGCGCTGCCGGCGAAGGAGTCGGCGCGGGCATGGAACGGGCCGGCGCTGCTCGACCAGGCGGACGTCGACGTCGACGTGTTCGCCGGCGACGTCGAGTCGACGGCGGACGTGTCGCGGGCGGTCCGCGCGGCACTGCAAGACATGACGATCCCCCGCGCAGCACTGCTCGCGGCGCCGGTGTTCACGCGCCGGCCGGCATGGAACGAACGAACACACAGGCGCGGCGCAGTGCTGTCGCTGGCGACGAGATGAGGGGCACGACATGACAAGTCCGGTGATTCGGAGCAACTACGACGACGAGCTGGTCCGCCTCGGTGTGACCGGCGCGCTCCGCTCGGGCCCGAAGGGGATGGAACTTCCCGCGAACATGGCGCCGTGGCAGGCGCCGGCGGTCGACCTCGGCTACATCTCGGACGAGGGCATCACGGAGAACCGGGAGCAGGACTCCACGCCGTTCACGCCGTGGCAGACGAACGCTCCCGTCCGCGTCGAGACGACGAACGAGGTCATCTCGTGGGAGACGACGCTCTGGACGACCAGCGCGGACACCATCTCGGTCTACTTCAAGGTCGCCGACGAGGACATGGAGTACGACGCGGAGTCGGACGTGACGTCGTTCGTCGACGGCGACAAGAAGCCACGCGACCTGCGGGCGTGGGGTATCGACGTCGTCGACGGGATCTACGCCCGGCGCGCGCTGATCCCGAACGGCGAGATTACCGAACGAGGTGGTCTGACCTACCGGAAGGACCAGCTCATCGGCTACCCGGTCACTCTCACCGCGTACCCCGGCCCGGACGGGTGGTCGGTCAAGCGTGAGTTCAAGGAAGGGTGGCGCCCGCGTCACGCCGTGGCCGGCTGACCTACCCCGGCAGACGAGGGCGCCGGCCCGCGAGGAACGACTCGCGGCCGGCGCCCTCTCTCGTGTCCGCATCACATTGTGGGTGTGGACCGGTCCCGTGATGTTCGGCAGTGTGTGTGACGGGCGCGGCCGGGCGAACAAGTCGGCGGACGCGACGCTCGGCCGCTGCCCTTCCAATCGCTATCCGCCTCGCGACCGCCGGAAGGAAACGAACCAGTGCAGAACACACAGGGCGCCCCGATCGACCTCGACGCGATGCTCGCGAAGCGCGAGGAGGAGGTCGGATCCCCCGACCGATTCCCGTTCACGTTCAAGGGCGAGACGTGGTGGGGCCTCGACCCGATCCTCGCGTCCGACGAGTGGAAGGACGAGCTGCGCGAGATTTCCAACGACGAGGACGTGACGCCGGCCGACGTCGCGGAGCACTATCTCGGCGAGGAGCAGTGGGCGCGTTTCGTCGCCGCCGGCGGTAGCTCGGGTCTGTGGTCGCAGGCGCTCTCGCAGTACCTCGACAACCAGCGGAGCGCGGACGAGTCCGGCGACCCTACACGGGCGCGGCGATCCTTCAATCGTTCCCAGAGGCGACAGAAGCCGCGCTAATCGCGGAGTACGGGTCGGACTACGTGGGCGCGTACTGGCGGCGGGAGATTACCGCTCGGCAGCTACGCGTCCTCGTCGACCATCTACCGCCGACGTCGGCACTGCATCGAGCGAGAAACGGTGGGCAGCAATGGACGAACGTGGAGGCGCTGCTGTGGCAGCTCATTCACTACGTCCGGATCCTCGACCAGCGTCTCGTCTGGCATCGCGGCAAGCGTCCGCGGTGGCCGAAGTGGTTGCAGTACCCGTGGTCTCGCGACGCCGTGAAGCTCGGCGACCGCGGCGAGGCGACGACGGAGGACGTGCTCGCGTATCTGCGGTCCATCGGTCCGCAAGCGCAAGAGAAGTGATGACGGAGGGCCGGTGCTATGGCTGCTGACGATGTTGTTTGGGTGCCGGTCCTCCCGTCGCTGCGTGGGTTCGCGAACGCTCTCACGCGCGGCACACGCGACGCCGGCGAGCGCGCCGGCCGCGACACGGGCGAAGCGATCGCGAGCGGGCTCGAACGCGCGCAGGGGTCCGTCAACAAGGCCGCGGAGAAGCTGGCGCGCGCGCAAGACAAGGTCTCGGACGCGACGGGCCGGCAGCGCGTCGAGGAAGAGAAGCTAGAGGATCTGCGGCGCTCGGGCCGCGCATCGGCCGGGCAGCTCGCCGCGGCGGAGGAACGCGTCGAGTCCGCGCGCCGCGGCGTCCGGCAGGCGACCCGGAACGCGTCGCAGGCGACGAACGATCTGGCAGACGCGAACGACCGGGCAGCTCGGGCGCAGCGCGAGGCCGGCGACTCGGCGGACTCGGGCGGGCGCAGTGTCCGCGGGTTCGGCGACGAGGCATCGCAGGCCGGCGACAAGGTAAAGAACCTTGCTGTCGCCGCGGCCGGCATCGGGTCCGCGATCGAACTCGGCATGTCGGCGATCGACAACCAGGCGGTGACGAACAAGCTCAATGCGTCTCTCGGGGCGACGGGGTCGCTCGGCGAAGAGTACGGCGCGATGACGGGCAACCTCTACAAGAGCGCGCTGGCCGGCTCGATGGAGGACGCGGCCGGCGCGGTCGGCGCGGTGGCGTCCGCGTTCACGTGGGCCGGCTCGGAGGGCGAGGCGTCGATCGAGCAGATTTCGGAGAAGGCTCTCAACTTCGCGGGCATCTTCGACCAGGACGTCTCGGAGTCCGTGCAGACTGCCTCGCAGCTCGTGACGAACGGGCTCGCGAAAGACTCGACAGAAGCATTCGACCTCATGACGGCTGCGGCGCAGCGGGTTCCGACCGCGATGCGCGACGAGCTGCCGGAGATAATGAACGAGTACGGCACGAACTTTCGTGCGCTCGGGTTCGACGGTCAAGAGGCGTTCGGCGTCCTCGTCGCGGCGTCGGCGAACGGAAAGATCGCGCTCGACAAGACGGGCGACGCGCTCAAAGAGTTCACGATCCGTGGATCCGACATGTCGACGGCGTCCGTAGCTGCCTACGAGCGGGTCGGGCTGAACGCGCAAGCCATGTCTACCGCGATCGCCGGCGGCGGCGAGGGCGCGCAGGCCGCGCTCCGCGAGACTGCGGCCGGCCTGCTCTCGATCGAGGATCCGGCGGAGCGGGCGAACACGGCGATCGCGTTGTTCGGCACTCCGCTCGAGGATCTGTCGGTCGACCAGATCCCGGCGTTCCTGCAAGGGCTGTCCGGCGCAGAGCAGAACATGGCCGGATTCGAGGGCGCGGCGGCGGCTGCCGGCGAGACTCTGAACAGTGGCGCCGGCGTCGCGCTCGAGCAGTTCTCGCGGACCGTCAAGGGCGGACTGGTCGGCGCGCTCGGGTCCATGGCGGGGTTCCTCATGGACAACGCGGGCGCGATCGGCTCGCTCGCGATCGGGCTCGCTCCGCTGGCCGGGACGCTGCTCGCGATCGTCGGCGGCATGAAAGCGTGGACGATCGCACAAGCGGCGTTCAACGTCGTGATGAACGCAAACCCGGTGATGCTCATTGTGACCGGGCTCGGGCTGCTCGTCGCCGCGGTGATCTACGCGTACCGCGAGAGCGAGACGTTCCGCAACGTGGTCCACGGTGCGCTCGACGCGGTCGGCGGCGCGTTCTCCGCGGTCTACAACAACGTGATCGCACCCGTGCTCGGGTGGTTCGGCGACCGGCTGCGCGAGGCCGGCGCCGTCGCGAGCTGGCTCTACGACAACGCGATCGCGCCGGCTATGTCCGGCATCGGGTCCGCGATCGAGACGGGCGTGAACATCGGCCGGACCGCGCTCGACGGACTCAGGTCCGCGATCGGTGCTGTCGGCGACTTTTTCGGGTCCGTTGGCCGCACTATCAACGGCGTTTGGGACAACATCGTTATCGGCATCAAACGCGCCGTGGGCAACATCGGCCGCGTGCTGCAACGGATCCAGATTCCCGACTGGGTTCCCGGCGTCGGCGGCATGGGCACGAAGGGACTCGGCGACTCGCTCGTGTCGTGGGCGGCGCCGTACCGCGACGGCGGCAAGGTGACCGGACCCGGTTCGGGGACGAGCGATTCGATCCTCGCGCGACTGTCGAACGGCGAGTTCGTCGAGCCGGCCGCGGCGGTCACTCCGGAGACGCTGCCGGTCCTCGAAGCGATCCGCGCCGGCTGGGTTCCGTCGCCGGAGTTCCTGCACAACATGCTCCCCGGATACGCGGACGGCGGGCTCGTCTCGGCGGACGAGCTGGTCGACTTCGCGCGCGGCGTCGAGGGCGCGGAATACGTTTGGGGCGGGGTCAACTGGGGCGATTGCTCGGGCGCAGTTTCCGCGCTCGCGAACAAGGCGACCGGGCGCTCGCCGTTCGGGTCGCGGTTCGCGACGGGCAACCAGGAGTCCTCGCTCGCAGCGATGGGCGCGGTTCCGGGCATCGGGCCGGCCGGCTCGCTGTCGTTCGGCTGGTTCAACGGCGGACCCTACGGCGGGCACACGGCGGCGACGCTGCCGGACGGGACGAACTTCGAGATGGGCGGCGCCCGCGGTAACGGGCAGTTCGGCGGCGGCGCGGCCG